TCCTAATTCATTCAACCAAAAAGCTTCATTACCTAAAGGTTCATCTAATTGTACAGAGTATTCATCACCTGTGCCTGTTGGGCCACCTGATGCAATCTTATATATTTTTGTTGAGAAATTGCTTGCAGATATTCTTAATGATGAATTTGAATTAAATCCGTCTCTAAAGTTAGGGTTACTATCTGTACTAGGTCCATCAAATTTAAAAAATATACTGTCAAGCTGAGGTTGAGAATTGTTTAAAATTTCACATTCTGATCTACCTATTGATTTATTATTAATTTTAATAAAACTAGGAGCTTCGTTCTCTATTGCTAATACCTTATACTTGTATAATGCATCTACAGCTTTAGAAGAAGCGTGTTGCTTTTTTAGTATTAAGTAAGTTTCTTCATCTACTTTGTTTCTTTCCGAAGACGGGAAAGATAGCCATACATTGCCATCGTCTGCGTTGTAATATCTATCTAAAGCTATATTGTAGTATTCTGTAGTTCCTTCTTTTATAAATACTTTATAAGAGGAAGCCCATGTTGGAGCGTCACCAGTAGGTGTAATACTTAGTTTGTTTACTGAATTTGAATTCTGTATAGGAAAAGTAACAGCCGCTGTCTTATTAGTAAACACAGGTGTTTCTCTTCCGTAATTATCTTTGAATACAATACCAGCTTGATATGTTCTTAAAGATTTAACAGAGGCTATTGGTAAATTTACAGTGGAGTCATCGTCAGAATTAGGATGAGGTTGACTAAAGGCTGCAGTATTTAAAGATACACCGCTTACATCATAATTCTGTAAGTAATTACCATACACTAATCTATTACCAGTTATTTCTTGAGATTTTGCTGCTCTAGGTACATTATCCCAAGGTCGTAATATTTGATTTGATTCTACAACTCCACCAAGAATTTCGTTTTCAATTTCAAAAGAAGTAGTTAGTACTCCATTAACAGTGTAATCTGCTCTTTTTAATGTCTCAACAGTATATACTGCTTGACTATTAGATTCTTTATATAATAAATCAACTTCGCTAACCTCTTCAGATCCCCAAGTAATGTTTTCGATTATAAGTTTTCTAAGATTGTTTACCATACCGGTATTATGACCGTCAGAAGAAAGATATTCAAATTCACTTCCTAAAAAAGCAACTTCTGTAAATGGTGAAAAGCAAGAGTATTCGTTATCTATGTACTTCCATCTATATGCAAATCTTGGAAAAACATATTCAAATAACGGTTCTTTTTCTACAAGTAAGCAATCCCATACTATAGGACTTGCAAATACTTGTATTTCGTTTGTTATTGATAATATTTTTATAGTTACAGTAGTATTGTTTACTGACACTATTAAAGCTCTTAAATTATAATTAAATACTTCATTGTACTCATTAGTATATGATCCTGATAGTATAATTATTGAATTAGGTTCTTGTGACCAAGCCGGAGCTAGCTGACTTATAACTATCTCGTTTGTGCCATCGTAATTTGCAGGTAAATTACTATCTGCATAATAATTAGGATCTAATGCAACATTATCAGACCATTGGCCAAATGTAGGTAATGATTCTGTATCACCAGGTGCAGCTGTAACATCAGGAACATATGTAAAGTTTTCTAAAGTGCCAGTCGAACCACTTGCTGTATATGTTGTAGATACAGGTGTTGTTCCTGTACCAGGTTCGTTGGCTCCAAACAATGAAGGAGACATGTTTAGCCCTAAAGATGTAACAGGGGATTTTTTAATTACAGTAACATCTGCTTCTGTAAAATCTGGTTGCCCAGTTAAATTGTTTGAATATGTATTTTGAGAGGGTATCCATAAAGGTATTTTTGTTTGAGTAACAAAATCTACAGATCCAGTTTTAAATTTGTCAACATTAATTTTCTTTGGTTCTGTTTGATCATCAGTCCAAAATAGTAATCCATCGATTATATTAATACCAGTTATACGATAACCTGTTGAGAATTTTAATATGTCTTGCGTATCAACTAGTATAGGAGATACTGTATTTGAAGTTTGATCATATTCAGCAATTGCACTTGTAGTATCACTTGCAATAAACCAGTATATTTTTTCATTAGCATCATCTCTATACGTACCTATGCATTCAGCATTAGGTAAGTCGTCTATATAGTTTGTTGTCCATGCAGGATTTTTACCACTTGCTACTTGAAGACGAAGCTCTGTATTACCTTGTATGTTTTGCAAAGCCCCAACATCGCTAGCATCGGAATTAGCTAAATCTAAATTTAAAGCATCTCTATATTCTCCATTCGGAACTAAACGTTCGTCTAGGTCTTTGTTCATTTTCCCTGATTGGAAAACTCTAACAAACTCTGCCATATACTAGTGTTTTATAATCTTAGATTTGTTACGCATAACTTGCGTGATTTCTTCGATCTTAATGTTAGATAATCTTAATTTTGCATTTCTTTTCGCAGCTGATCGTTCTCTTTTAAATCTAGATACTAAATACTCAGGAGTGTTGGCTCTCGTAGATAATATTGCGTAAGCTATATACTTATATAAAGCTTCTTCAGCAAATTTATGTACGGTCATATCTTCATCTGATCCCCCTATGCCATCTGAAATATATTTTAAAGTAACTATTCTATTAACAAATGAAGAATCAAAAAATATAATACCTTGTAATTGATCTATATAAAATACTCCATTAACCTGAGCTTGCTGTGGTGATAATCCATATTTTCTACCGTAACCATTTAAGAATGTCACATCCGTAGGAATAACATCTCTAGCGGTTTCACCTGGTTGTATTGGGTTTTGAAATCTTTTTTGAGTATCTGATGACTGAGCGGATATAATTTCTTCATCTTGCTCGTCAAATAAATACTCATAGTTATTATCTTGAAGTATTGGAAATGGATTGCTTGTATTAATAGCAGGATACACTACTCGTTCTATACCATTGGAATCTGTCCATGTAATTTTTACATAGTTAACATAATCTTTTGGTAATATAAAATTTAAGTTAGGTCCAATTTCAATTTCTTGACTCTTAACTGAAGGAAGTATATCAAAGCTAAACTCTTGCACACCTCGTTGAGCATGAAAAGCAACGTCTGTTCTTTTAGCTTTAGGTATAATTTTTTCTTCACCTACATAAGATATAATAAAGTTGTTTATAATATCTTTTATACTGGTGAATTGATAATTGCCGTAGTCCTCATCCCAGCTATTCCAAATACCATCGGGACCTAAATAATATTGTTCATCTGTTTGTAAAGGTAAGGCCATATGTTATGCTTTTTCTTGTTGAATAGTTTCTTGTTCTTCTTGATTCATAACTTGATACAAGTTTAAATCTTTTATTAATATACCTGCTAATTCTAATATTTTTATAACCAAGTCAGCTTCATCCGCTGGGTGTAATTCGAAGTTTACAGAATTGTTTGCATCGTATAATGGTTCATTAAATACAATTTGATATGCCCATTTTACTGTTGCAGGCTTTTTTATGTATTGGTAGTCCACTAAAGCAACATCAGTAACCTCTGAATTTGCATATATTTTTATACCGCTTGCATTTGAAATAAATACAGGTCGAGTGTTTGTAGGTTTAGTTAAAGGAGAAGAATTAATATATAAAAACTCATTAGCATTAATTCGCTCTGCTTCTATTTGCTCCGTAGAAGATGTTCCAAATGAGTTTGTTGTAGTGTTTTTATAAACAATAGACCCTAGCCTATACATATCAGATGGTGCTATAAAATAATTAGCAGGTCTGGTAGGTGCAGAAATAGTTTCAAATATATTTATTTTTTCATTAAGCAATGTAAGCATATCGGAATACTCAGTATTATTACCAGGTACTCTACCAAATTGGTTTATGTCGTAAAAGTATTGTTCAAATAAATCTTGTTGCGCTTGATTAGCGAATAAGTTAAATTCTTGAGCAGTTACATAACCTCTTTGTTCTTTATTAAGTACACCAAGTACTCTTTGATAAACAGTATTTACGCTTATTGCCATTGTTGTATTTTTTTTATTGTTATAATAGTTAGGCTACGATTACAGCAGCCTAACCACTATAAGGTAACTTATTTAAGTTTCTTTAATATTGCTTTGTAAACCTCCATACCGTCATCAGTCTTAAAGTAAGCCGCTAATGCAGAGTAAGGGTGTTCATCAAAAGGTATTGTCATTAACTTTCTACCACCTTGTCCATATGTAAATGTACGTTGATCAGAAGATAAACTTAAAATACCCGCTTCTACAGCTTTAGCTCCTACATTTCTTAATTGAATATGATCGTCAGCCGCTAGCTCTAAAAATAATATTGGATTTCTTTTAGCAAAAATCATTAAATCTCTTTTTAATTCGTTAGATGAAAGTTGTGTAACTTTTTCTCCGAATTCAGATCTTAATATAGCTTCTGCGTGCTCCACATCTAAGTTTTTAGCTTCTGTAAGGGCTTCTAATTCTAATTCAATCCAATCAATTTGATTTACAGAATCTTGCTCCTTATTAAGCTCTTTATATATTTTATCTTTTAATGGATGATATATTGATAATAATTGTTGCAGTGCAACTTGTTCTTTAGGAACAGTAAGTGTTCCGTTTTTCATTACAATTCTACCTAATGTTGCTTCACCTTTTTGTTCGTCAGCAAATGGTGACTTTTGGTTTGTAGCATACCTAAGCTCTCTTTGATAACCAGACTTTTTATCAAAATATAATAAAGGTTTGTTTCTTGAATGCTTAGAAGGTATTGTAAAAATTAATGGAGACTTGCCCGTTGTTAAAAAGTACGTTCTGTCTTTAAATTCCCATTGTGGTTGTGCAGCTTTTTTTGGTTCTGCTTTTACTTGAGGAGCAACCTCAACTTGCTTTGCTTGTGCTTTTGTAGCCATGATATAATATGATTAAATAATTTTATAAGAGTAATAGTTACCCCCGTCAATACAACGAGGGTAAAGATTACATTAATTTACTATGCTGCGATTTTCTTGAATAACACGAAGTTATTTGCCGCTTGTACACATAAACATCTTTCTGATAAGAAGTGAACGTTCATTGCATCCTCGTCGCTTGTAAAGTTTCCACCAACAGATCCAGTGATCCAAGATTTCATCTTTCTATCATCCGCTTCAGAAGCTCTGTAACGTACGTGTAAGAATGGTCTTGAAATGTTCTGTCCTAATTGCTGATCGTAAACTGTAGAAGTTCCTGCTGGTACCAATACACCTTCAATATCTCCAACTAATCCACGAGTAGTAGCGTCGTTTAAGTATTTCCAGTCAGTCTTATAGAAATCGTAAGAACCTCTTCTGAATCCAGAGAAACCTAAGTTCAATGCCATTTCAGAGCTGTTATTAAATACTCCATAAGAAGATCCTGTTGCGTAAGCTGAATTAACAGATGCTAACATATTGTCAATTCCTAAAGAAGCTGATCTATTTAAGAACATCATGTTCTCTTCAATTGATCCTTGCTTGTCTAGTTCTTGTAAAATAACGTCAAAATCGTTAAGTCCATCTGCTCCACCAAAATCAACATCTGAATAAACTAATCCTCTATCTTCTAGAGCAGAGAATAATCCGTCAGAACCAGTAAGTTGAGTTCCTGCTGCAGTTCCAAAGTCAGCTGGCGTAATTGGTGCCGCTGCTTTTTCAGCTTCTAACATACTCATTTCTAATTGATCTTCAAAACGAATTCTAGCTTCGTGCTCAGATTTCAAGTACCATAAGTACCCAGAAGTTCCAGCCTCAGTAGTAACTTCAACCCATCCAATTTGAGCAGTATCAGAACCGTTCACATTGTATTTATCTCTTAAGATAATTGGTTTGTTGTTGAATTGCTCGAAAGATGCATCAACAGAAGTTCCTGCGTTAGAAGTCCCTTTTGCATATTCAGAACCGTATACAAATATCTTAGCTGCTGCGTGAGCAGTAATAGCTCCTTGATACCCAGCTACAGTTAATGTAACCTCACCTGCTACTGGTGCAGATACTCCAGATACATAAGCTTTCTCCACAACTAAACCGTTTGCTGAAGCAATAACGATAGTAGCACCTGGGCCAATAACGTTTTGAGAAGCTCCTGCTGCGTTAGCTGGGATAACAACTGTAGTAGCTGTAGTCACCACTGGATCGTAAGCTGCGTGTAATCTACCTTGCTCAGACCATACTACTACGTCTGAAGCCATAGGCATTTCTGCTCCTACCATACGTAAGAATCCAGAGATAGTACGGTTTCCGTATCTTTCTACTTCTTTCTCATATACTTCTGGTAAGAACTGTTGTGTAAAATCCATGTCTGATAAAGACAGGTAGTTGTCGTTAAACAACGTTTGTGTAGGTCGTGGTGTTAAATGCGCCAATGCGCCAGCACTTCCTGTAAATGATCCTAATGCCATAATTTTTAATTTTTAAATTTTAATTTCTTGTTTTTACTCCAAACTTAGAAGTTCCACCAGACTTAATTGACTTAAATGACATTCCCGAAGTCGGCTTGACGTTTTCATGAACACCCCTTGGGTCCATATCAATATTCTTCGATTTTTGTACACTTGCTTTCATGGCGTCGGTTTTGCCTTGCTCATAAAAGTGATTTGCAATTGCGTCTGCATTCATAGCTGTAAATAAAGACTTGTGATATCCCGCGGCGTCGTTCATTTCATTTTTATCGTTCAAGAACTTCTTGACAAAATTATTGATATCGCCTTGAGTGTCTTTAACCTGATCCGCATTTTTAACTCTGTAACGAAATTTCTTTTCACCAACATTGAAATCAAAACCTTTGAAATCATTGGAAAAAAGCTTTTCTGTTTTACTGTTAAATACAGATACCTGGTTTTCAGCTACTTTACTCGCTTCTTCGTTTTCTTTTTTATAACGATTGAAAAAGTCAACCGCTTTTTTTGTTTCTGGGTTTAAGTTAGACCCAGCTTTTATTTCTTCGTAATACTTAGATTTTAATCCATCTAAGTGATTTTTAGCTTTTGCTAGCTCTTCTTTTCTAGCTAACTTTTTTCTTCGGATGTCTCTATCCTCGTCAACCTCTTCGTCATAAGAAAAATTGTCTTCCATTATAAAGTCAATCTCTTCTCTATCTAAATGAGGTCTAGTAGTTTCATAAAATTCTCTTAGTAGTTGTGTTTCATTTAATGAAGCATAATCGGTGTTGAGCTTTACGTAATCTTGTAAACTCCCTCCGGTCTCATTCATAAACTCAACCACTTTTTGAATATTATCCGGTAATGCAACACCAGCATCTGCTTCGACTATAGCTTGCTCAACTTGTTCGTTAAGCTCTTCAACTTGCTCAGCTACTTCTTCGTTTACTATTTCTTCAAGAACGGGTTGTTCATCTTGAACGGGCTCTTGTTGTTGTGGTATTTCTTCAACCACTTCTTCGCTAATTGCGGCCGGTTGATCATCATCCACTGCATTTGTTTCTTGCTCTGGAACGGCATCAGTTTCTGGTTTGTTTAATAATCCTAAGTCAACCTTAATAACCCCGTCGTCAACCGACACAGGTTTAGGTTCTTCTACCTTGACTTCCTCAACGGTAGGTACTTCTTGTTCTAATTCTTCTGACATGATAAAATATTATATAATTGTTACTATTATTATTACCTAGGGTCTGACGAACCTAAGTTAAATCCACCGCCCATTGTATCGAACCCACTTGACTCGAAGTCTTGTGCTGGCAAATTGTTTTGTCTTTGTTGTATTAATTCACTTTGTTGTGTAGCTTGTAATTTAGTTCTGTCGTCTTTTCTATCTTCCTTGTCTACTATCTCAGATTTACGACCTTGAACCTCTAAACCTTTAAGCTGTAAATTCATTTCAAATTCTAACTGCATTAGCTCTTTCTTTAAAGTAGCTTCTTGCATTAATTTTTGTGTATCAATTTGAGCTTGAGCGTTTGCTAACTCTATTTTTTGTTGTATTAAAGCCTGACTCTTTTGAACCTCTGCTTGAGCTGCTACTTGTTGCGCTTGTGCATTAGCTTGTGCTTGAGCTTGTATATTTTGTTGCTGTATTTCTTGGTCTTTTTTCTGTTTGTCTATTCTTCTTATTTTTAATAATTGATTAGCCAACTTAAGATTTTTAATCTCTCTAAGATCAATAGCATCTGATAAATCAATCAAACCACTTTGTACAGCCGCTTGTATATTGTTTTCTAACACAGCTCTTTCTTCTTCGTCTGGTTGTAACTCAATAAATATACCAAAATCATAAAGATATAAATCTTTCATTTCTTCTAATACAGCTACATTTTGATTACCTATTTTATGTATAAAAGCTTCTCTTGTTGGAGAATATTCTAATATATCTGAAATTCTTAATGATAAACCCTCACATAAATCCGATGTTAAAAATAAACTACCGTCTAATATGTGTCTTGTTGCCACATTTGAATTTGCTGCTGCCATTTTTTGTACGCCAACTAATGCTCTAGAATCTGGAGTACTTCCATCTCTAGCCTCATTCAATCCGGTTACGTCACGGATCATTTGCATGTAGTAATTGTAATTGCCAATTAGTGATTGCATTTTACCACCACCAGCTCCTGTAGTTATTTCTTGAATAGGAACTTTACCAGGATTCATATCACCATCTTGGGTAAACGATCTACCAATTACAGAACCTGTTTGAAAAAACATATTAAGCGCTTCTTGCGGATTGTAATTTGTACCGTTACCTAAATCAACTTCAGCTAATCCGTCTGCATCAAGATAAACTCCGTCCGGAACCATTCTTGACATTACCTGCTGTAATTTTAAATGAGTTAATTGAATCATATCCGCAAATCCAGTTATACGACTTACTATAGATTCTATTCTACCTCGATACATTCTAGGAGCAACCATGCTATAATTCATTTTGACTTTAGAGTAATCACTCTTTGGTCTAATCATATTCTTAGCCAGTTCCCATTTGAGCATTCTTCCGCCAACAATTTTTACTCCCTCGTATAATACTTCAAGAGACTTAGATAGCTTTTCAATACCATACTCTTCATATAATTCAGGCGGTGGATTGAATTGATCATCTTTAGGTATTATTTTTGCAGCCCCTGTCGCAGTTTCTTTTACTTTATAAACCTCATTAGTAAATGTTTTGTAATTAAAATACATTACTTGTACTGTATTAGAATCATCTTGATTAACATTACTAATAGATCTATTATAAAAACCGTTGTTACTAACTGACTGCCCAGCAATATCTTTTAATTCCTCATTGGTAAGCCAAGGGAATTCTTTTTTAAGTTCATTTAAGTGTACTGATCTTACTTCACCTACATAATATATATCATCAAAGTAAGGTGAATCTGTATATGACCAAACTAAATTAACAGGGTCCACATATTCTACTTTAGCACCTTCTGATTTTGTAAAAACATTTTTTACAGCACCAATACCTATAGTGGTTAAATCATAATTACAACGTCTTTTTATTAAGTCATAATTATTACCATCTAATAAGACTTTGATTGCTTGCTCTTCCGCAATCTCAACTTGCTGTTTATAAGTAAGTTGCATGTGAAGATCTAATTCTTCTTTATTTTTAGGTAATGTTTCAGGATCATTTTCAAATAAGTTAACGCCAAATTCAGCAGAAGCAAATTCATTAAGCTCCTTAGTTTGCATGTCTCTTATTAAAGACTCCATATATCTTGTACGTTTATCCACTCCATAAGGATCCTGTGAATAAGCTCTTATATCAAATAGCCTATCAGAAATACCGTTAACTACTATATCTACAAACTTAGGTATAATAGGTACAGGTTTCCAATCCAAATTCAAATAAGATAAATCACCGTTTATAGATAATTCATCTTTATATTTTTGTATAGGCTGTTCGCCTCTAGCGTATAATCTTAAATTGTGAAAAGTAACTTGGTTGCTTTGAAACCTACTGCTATTACCTCCATTAGTATTATTGAACCACTCACTTTCTATAGCTCTACCTACAGTAGTACCATAATCCATGGACATCTTCTCCGCATCGCTAGCTACTTGGCTTGGAAAATAACTTGTTATAACTGACTCAGCCATATTTTTATTTTTCTATTAATTTTGATAAACCACCTTGGTTGGTGTATTTAGCTATTTTTAAACTTATTGTTTCTTTTTGTACTTGAGGTCTAGGGTAATATAAATGTCTATTACAAGCCATTATAGCTAAGCCAGAACTTATGGCCGCATCAAACTTTGTTCTTTTATTTATATCAAACCCAGCCCAATCATTTAAAGTAGTATTAAAATACATTGCACCGTACTGACCATCTTCACGCAAACCCACGTGTTTGTCTATATATGTTTCGATAGCTGCAGCGTGTGCTTGTTTTATATCTTCACTAGAGTTAGGCATTCCACCGATTTCTCTTTCAGTTACAGATAATTTGTTCCACACTTTGTCAGGTCTATTCATTGAATACCCTCTGTATCCTCTTCTTTTAAAATAATACAACAATCTAGGTTTATTGTTTTCACATAATAAAGGCATTCCATAAAATATACAAGCCATCAATACATCTTCAAAAAATATCTCTGCGGTTTGTGGTCTAGCTATATATTCTAAAAAGAACGTATTAGCTGGAGCATCTTCTAAACTGAATTTTGTTAAACCGTGTAAAGCTCCTTTAGATCCGTGTCCGTCTGTTGTTCCTGATATATCATAACTATCACAACCAAAGGCTCCCATATGCTCGTTACCTGGAGCTTTTAATCCTTTATTAATAACTTGCTTGTTTTGTAAATGTCCCCCAGGAACCCAAGATACTAAAAATCTTCCAGATGGATTAGGTGAAAATTTAACCGTAGAATCTTTTATTCCATTTACCCATTGGAAGCTGCCTCTTGTTAATACATTTGTGTTACCTAAATCCTCGTTGTAATCTATTTGTTCGTATATTTTAACTAAATTAAATATACTATTTTTTGTTTCATCTCTAAAAGCGTGCTCTTCTGTTCTCGGAAACTGTCTATAGAATTCATTTAAAGCGTCTTGATCAGACTTTAAACCTTCAGCTTCATTATTCCAGTGCTCAATAACACCGACGTCTATAACGTCTCCGTATGGCCCTACAACATGTTCTTCAGGCGTATTAAATACAGGGTGTCCGTATTCGTCAATAAATCCTTCATAATTCCATTCCATCGGAATGAATAAAGAATATAAACCAGAAGCTGTTTGTCCGTTTCTATTTCTTTTTGTAACATTAGAGTTACTATATAGTTTCTTAAAATTATCTCCTCCTTTATCTAAAGCGTTCGATGTACTACCCATCATACACTTACCTATAATTCTAGAACCTAGTCTTAAACACGTTTTTGTAACTCGCCAGTTATTTAATATATTGTTTGGTCTTTCCCATTTACCACTTTCATCATGTACTAGTAATCTTAGTTTTTCCCCGTCATAAGCGTTATCACCGGTGTTTTTCCAGTCGACGGTGGTGTCGAGCCCATCCAACGTTTCGGTTTTAGAGGCTTTGGTAATGGACTTTCTGGTAAGTTTGGACGCGGGGACACGATAGGCAAGTTCCGTTTTCGGCCTGTCCATACCGTCTTGGATCGGTTTAAAGAAGAAGGGATAGTTAACAGAAATGGGTACAACCTTATCTGTGAACATTTTCTTAGCATCGGCTCCAGATTTGGACAAAATTCCAAACCGTGAATCCGACGATATGGTCGCCATATTAACAGTCTCTCCTGACGCCATGAATGAAAAGCCAGAACGTCTGTTCTTGAGATATGACATTCCATAACACCTGGTGTCAGCTTTGCAAGCTTCCCAGAATATGTAGAATAATCTGTTTGATTCCCTAAAGTCTGGTTGCCCAACATCAATCTTGGACCACTGCAAGTACATAAAGTGAGTACCAGTAATGTAAGTAGCCAAACCTTTATTATTGAACCAATGACCGTTTTCCCTTTTATTAAATTGTTCATCTATATAGCTTTCCCATTTTAGTTTAAATGACTCTGGATAATCCCTCCAATCAAATATGCTTTCAATTGATTTTAATTCTTTAGGGTATTCTTCAGGAGTCCATTTTTTATTTGTTTTATCTATACTAGGCGGAACTTTTGGCAAAGCTATCTTTAAATTCTGTATATCGTATATTTCACCAATTTGCCCAGTCTTACTTATAACAACGATGTCGTGTTCTTTGTTATATCCATACTCCCACTTTTTAGCTTTATTAAGCCTTGATATTGTGGTAAGCTTTACTGGCGTTATAATCTTATATAATGTTTGTTCGTACATTACTTAGATCTTTTTTCAGCAAATCCTTTAAAAGATTTTTCTTCTTTTACTTCCGCTGGTTTTTCGTCAATAATATCTTGTTCAAGTTGTATTCTTGTAAGGATTTCAAAAGCATCAAATATTGCTAGCTTTTTAGTAGCTGCTGCATTTTTTAATCTATCAGCAGTTATATCATCTCCGGAATCAACAATAGCTTCTTTGGCTACTTTAATTAATTCCTCAACCGCTTTATGCCCAGCTTGGATTATACTCTTCTTCGTTTCCTTGATATTCATATTTAATTGTGATTGAATTTGTGGGTACTCTATAAATTCTATCGTTACCGATTACAAATTCATATTCTGCCCCAGGCCTAAACCCGACTAGATCTCCGTCTTTTAATCCTTTTAGTTCAGGATCTTTGAAGTATAAAACACCAACACCTTCTTTCTCTTTATCTAATGAAAATGATTTTGTTTCTTTTATAGGTTTTACGAAATTAAATCCTTTACAGCTTTGCCAGTTGCTTTTTCTTTTGTAAGCATAAACCTGATCTTCAGTCGCAAAGTATATATTATCTTTATAGTAAGATCTACTGTTTTTTTCGTCACCTCTAATGTCTCTGAAACGTCTAAATACATTGTGATGCACTATTACTTGATCACCTTCTTTTATATCAGTATCTGATAATTTAGGTACGGATATAACTTTAGCTATTCTATTTGAATAATTATGATTTTGTAATTCTGTATTTAACAATAATTCATTGCCTTCAATATTCTTTACATTGTTATATCTTTCGCCTATAGGCTCTATGATAAAATTAATTAATGACTTCATTAATATTGCAAATCATATTCTACTGCAATTGCCATATTTTTATTAAAATCTTTCCATGGCATTATTTCGTTATTCTTTTCTATATATATTGAGTACTTAGTATCTTCTTCAATTATATTTTTTATGGTATGACCACCATACACTTCCTGTCCAACAGAGTAGTGCATGGCATCATTTTTGTAGTCTTTACCAATACTTATCTTTCTAACTATCTGATTCATTTTCTTTGATTTCTCCATTTTGGATATCAATAGAAACTTGACCATAAGTCTCTTCTAACTTCTTTTGTGTTTCACCTAAAGCTAATTTTGCTTGTCCGCCCAATAAAATAAGTTCTTGCTTTTGCAATTCTAAACCACCAATTTGCAGTTGCACTTCGTTGATTTTATTAATTACTTCTTGTAATTCTTTTAATTCTACTTCTGATAACTTTTTTGACATTTTTATTAAATTTAATTGTTTATATTATAAGTATATAGTTACTTGTTTTAGCTAATTCTTAATGACATGCAATCATCAGAGTTGCCGGGTTAGTACTTTCTACTAACACATAATCAACGATTACTGGCAAGTATGTTCCTGCTTGTACTCCTTGGAAAGATACTGCTTGAGAAGCTAAAGGTGTGTTATCAACTCCTGTAACTGTAATCACAGCTATAGAAGTACCTCCTGCTATTCTAAGTGTCTGACCAACAACATAACCACTACCTGTGTTATTTAATACAGCGGTAACAATTGCGCCATTGCCATCTACTGTAATATCTACAGTTAAACCCGTTGCGTCGGTGCCATCATCATTTAATGTTGCTACTGCTGCTCCTGTAGTATAACCTGCTCCAGGCGATGTTATTGTAAAACTTTCTACAACACCACCAAGTGTGCTTGATAATATTGCTTTTACCGTTCCAGTACCACCAACCCATAAAGAAGCTTTGTTAAGATTTGTCGATGCGTCTATTGTATTGCTCGGTACTACTACCTTGCCAAACTCTATAAAGTCTGGTTGATTTAAAAATTGTCCCATTATTTTTGTTTATTTTTTATTTATTTTTGTTGCTTTTTCCCAAGTTCTTCCTACAAAATAAGCTCCGTAAACGGTAACTAATAGTGTTTGAAATATAGGTATATACTCTTTTGCTATTTGAAATTCCCCAATGTTTCCATCTGTGAATGCTAAAGCTGTAAATATAACCGTTATATATATAAGTATTAAAGGCCGAATATTTTTTGATAAGTAACTATCACTCGCCATGTCTGACTTCCAACGATCAGTAACTTGTATTTGAGCATTGTTATCCGCCTGCTCTAATATTTCTTGAACTTGCTTTTTAATAATAAGCTTTTCTTCTTCGGTAGTAGTTAGCTTGTCAATAGCGTTGCCTATCTCTTTAACAACGCTACCTGTAAGCCATTGAAATAACTTTTTCATTTAGTCCTTTATCTTAATAGCATCTGCTGCTTGCCCTCTTTTTTTAGTAGCTTTTGCATTTAATCGTGTTTCTTTTCTTTTATACCTTAAAGCTTTTTGCTTGTTGCCGTTTTCTAAAGCTTGTTGTCCTCTTAACCTTGCTCTTGCTGCTCTATCACTTGCTCTACCTGCTGAACTTGCTTTCCTGTTAGCTTTACGTACTGCTTTCTTTGAAGGCTTTTCTGTTTTAGTATTACGTTTTACAACTTCTGCTTTAAGCTGTTTTGGATCGAGCTTTGTAGATATTTCTACTTTCTTAATTCCTTCAGGCTTTATTGTAGTTGCTGCTTTAACTTTTGGTCTTGGTGGAGTGTCTTTTCCTTTGTTTTTAACATCCCATCCTTTACCGGCTTTTTTAGATGCGTTTTGACGCTTAGCTTCTTTTATATAAGTAGCTTTATCCATTTTGCCGTAAGTCTTTTTATCTCTATTTTTATAAGCAGTATCGTATGAAACTTTTTTAGTTTTAGTGGTTTGAGTTTTAGTAGTGTCTACTTTAACGTCTTCTTTTTTCTTAGCTCTAGATTTATAAGTACCACTGGCTTTAGCCATTGCATACTCCTTAGCTGTATACCCCTCGGTACTACCTGCTTTGTTTTTTGTATCGTAGTCGTATAGGTTTTTCTCAAATGATTTAATTCTACCCGCTTGTCTTACACTTCTATTCATTGCTGAATCCATTTGTCTAGGATTAACATTTTTAGAAGCAGATTTTGTATTCGCATTTAAAGTAGATACATCTTTTCTATATTGATCTATGTTCTTTTGATAATTAGATTTATCTTTTGCTGCTTTTTTTGCTTTGCTTGCAGCTAAGTTGTCGGCTTTTACTTTGTCTTGTCTAGACATTTCGTTTTTAAAATCCGATTGCTTTTTAATATTAGGATTCGGGTCTATTTTAGCAGGTGAAGACATTTTCATTTTAATAGGAGCTCCTACGTTAAGTAATGGTTGTGTAATACCTCCTTTAGTAGTTCTCTTAATTTTCGCCGTTATTGGTGTGTTTTTGAAACTCATTTTTTTTATTTTTTGTATGGTAACATTTTATTTAGTTTTTCTTTTCTGTGCTGGCACCCGCACGGGATGTTTAAACCCTCTGAAACTTTTTCTACTAAAGTCTTGATTCCTGTTGCTTTAGTTATTTTTTCTACCGTATCGCCTAGTCCTTTTGATTTCATTAGCAATTCCATTTTCTTAATGCTAAAGCCTTTCTGGTAGGTTTACCATTTGGTTTTTTCATTGGCCCTTTTACTCCACTCATTCTTGCACAAAAAGATTTTCTACGATTAGCAGCTTTACTTCCAGGTTTTAATTTAGAAGGCTTTGTTGTTACAGCGGTTTTTAATTTTGACCCAGGATTTTTTCTTTTATAATCATCAACACCTTTTTGGTTTAAACCTCCAGATTCCGATTGCCCTTCTTTCCTTGTCCATGCCCCTGTTTTCTTCGCAGGTGAGCAGTTCTTTATTTTACTTGTAATTGGTATAGCCATTAGTATTTCTTTTTAAACATTGAACCTTTCATTTTGTAAGGAGAACCTTTCATTTTACCTGGAGCTGCTTTAATAGCTGCTTGTAAATGCTGAGGTAATTGATTTTGGCTACCTTTTAATGCTTTTTTTGCTGGGCTTGTTGATCTCATTTCGTTTGGTGATTTTTTCTTTTCTTCTTTTTTATTTTTGTTAGCGGCTAGTTCAGCTGCTTTTTGAGCTTTAGCCACTTGCACTTTTTCACTATCTTCTCCAACAGTTTTAGCTCTATCAAAACCGGCTACATCTCTTGATCCTCCTCTTCTACCAGAAGCCCTTGCTTTAGCATTTCTATCTGCTAATGCTTTAAACTCTTTTTGCTCAGCCGCATTTTCTTCTGCTTTAACTTGTTTTTTCCAATCTCTTCTACTAACGCCTTCGGGTCTTTGTTTTAATTTAGATTTTCTTATTTGCTTTTGGTCCTTTTTAATAGATCTTTGCATTCTAGATATTTGCCAAGGTTCCATTACATCAAATTTTTGAGCTACTTTTATTGGAACTTCACCCATTTCTTTTTCTCCTTTAACAACCGTCTCCTCTACTACAGTTCCAGTTCCTTCGAATTTATGAAAACCAGAACAACCAGGTGTACCCACAGGTTTACCTTTACAGTATTCATTTTGTTTTGCCCATTTTTTTTCTGCTTCGCCTGTTGCTTTTGTCCCTGTGAAAGTTTCAGTAGGTCCTTGGGTTACTGTTTTAGTAGATTTTACATCTTCTCCTTGACTTTCATAAAAGCCTTTAGCTTGATCGTCATTCTCAGGATCTATAGCTTGAGACGCTTGACTTAACAAGGGAGATCTTTTTACTCTACTTGTGATTGGTAAGTTCATATTATTCTTCTGTTATGTTAGTTTCTTTTTCTTGTTCTTTAGGTGTAACGGGTTTTGCTTTTCCGCTTTGTATTCTTTTTTCAATTAAAGCCCCGTGATCAACAAAGGATTTAGAATTATGCATATCGCTTGCACCCATAACTAATCCCATATTCATTTTACAAGCACTTGACGCTTTAGCTGTAATTGATTTTGATTTATATCCCATATTACTGTTTTTTATATGCTTCTCTTTCCCATTCAAAATCCCCGCCTTCTTGCGCTGACTTACCGGTTTCTTCGTCTATTAATTGCCCACCTACTCTTTTATAAACTCTAGCTGGTGACTTTGTGTCCATTTTCCAAGTTACTTTATTGTCATCATAATGCAATCTTCCCTGAGCCATTTGATCTAAATGAACTTTTTCGTGATTTACAGCTTCCTCTTTTGCTTTGCCTTTTAATGACTTGTCTATAAATATAGTACCATCATTATTAGCTTCACCTAATATATCCCCTTCTAAATCTTTTTTAAAAACAGGTGTATTATATGTAGAAGTTTCTTTGTCTATTCCAACAAGATCTGCAAAATCTTTTAATTTAAAGTTCATTATCTTTCTTTGTCTCGTATCATATCATCAATAGCTTTATTAAAAACTTTATCTGTATATGTTCTGTTATTATAAAATACACTTCTTGCCGATGTTGGTAGATCTTCTTCTGCTAGTAATATTCTATATATTCTACTTATTAAATGCTTGCCTTTAGTTGATACTTTATATACTGCGTACTTTGAACTTGTTCTGTTACGCTCTTTAAAAACATCTATCCATCCTTTCCTGCGCATTCTTTCCCATCTGTTTTTATCCCATGTATATGTGTAAACACCATTAATAAAATCATTACGAGTAAAAAATTGTTTACAATCTAAATACACAAGTAATTCTAAGTCAGCGTCTTTCAAACCATAAGTCTTACAGGCCCATCTTCTAACAAGCCTGTAATACTTTAATAGGTTCATATCTCTGAGATCTGAAGGGGTTAGTCTCATTCTACTATAACTACATCTCCTACAGTAATCACATAATAAAACTTATCGTTCCATTCAATACCATGTCCAGCGTGTCGATCATATCTTATAATATCATCTTTATTAATGCCTTCAATTTTATCTCCTACACTTATAACTTTAGCTTTTAAATATCTAATGTCAGTGTCTTGCTTTTCCGTTAATTCAATACCTCCTACTTTCTTCGGAGCCTCTTTGATTTTTTCTATAATTATATAATAATTGATTGCTTTCATTAAACCAATCTTTTATTACTAATAACACAATCTGCAGATACAATAGTTGTTACAACACTTACAGCATTTTTAAGAGCTGATTTTGTAACTAGTACAGGATCTATAATACCAGCTTTAATCATATTAACTTCTTTGCCGGTCTTAACGTCTATACCTCTATTCTTTATAGTCTGCTTTTTAATTTCTATAATGCCAGCATTGTCTAGAATAGTATAGTAAGGTGATTTAATTGCTTCAAACAATATCTCTTCCCCTTTATTTTTAGCTTTTAAACTAGTAGCTGCATTCAATAAAGCAACACCTCCACCAGCAACAATCCCTTCTTTGTAAGCTGCTTTAGTTGCGTGTATTGCATCCTCTACTCTATCCTTTTTTTCTTTAAGCTCTACTTCTGAGTCTGCTCCCACATATATAATACCAACTTTTCCAGTTAGCATTGATAATCTTTGTTCTAGCTTTTTCTTAAAAAAAGGATTAGTTTCGGTTTCAATGCTTTTTGTAACCTCTTCAACTCTAGCTTTTACGTCTACTGAATTTTCTATTTGAAGTACAGTTGATTTTTCATCTGTAACTGATTTCTTAACGCTACCTAATACATCAGGGTTAATTAAATCTAAATCATCTCCAAGCTCTTCATTTATTATCATAGCCCCAGTAAGTAATGCTAAATCATCCATAGTATCTTGTTTTGTTAATCCAAAACCAGGTACATCTACAATATTAACTTTTATATTACCTTTAACTTTATTTGATAATAATGTAGCATACGGCTGTTGATCCATGTCTGCTACAATCAATAAACTTCTTTTACTCTTTATAACGTGTTCTAAGACACTTTGTATTTTTCTTATATTAGGAATAGGGGAAGAAACAATAAGCACGTAAGGATCGTTTAAAACAGCTGTGTGCTTGTCTTTATCCGTTATTAAATGCGTTGATTTTAATCCACTATCAAATTGTACACCTTCAACAAAATCCACATAAGTTTCATTTGTATCAGATTCTTCCATTAATACAATTCCATTTTTTCCAACTTTTTCATAAGCTTCTCCAATTTTGACCCCAAGCTCTTTGTCATTATTGCAGCTAATGATAGCAACGTTTTGTAGCATTTGGCCTTTAACAGGAGTGCTGGTCTTATCAAGATATACTTTAACTTTGTCAGCACCGCTAATAACGCCTGCTTTAAGTTCTCTAACTTTTTCTTCATCTAAATGTTTGTTTGTGATCTTCAATAAAGAGTTAGCAAGAACGGTAGATGTTGTCGTACCGTCTCCTGCCTCTCTCACAGTGTTTCTAGCTGCTTGCTTTATAAGGGTTGCTCCTATGTTTTCGACCGGATGTAGTAAGACTACGCTCTCTGCAACGGTTACTCCGTCTTTTGTTATTACCGGCCTGCCTAAAGCGTCTTCGTAAATTACGCATTTACCTGAAGCTCCTAATGTGGACTTCACTGCGTTAGCTAACTTTTCGACGCCTGCTATTATTTGATTATTTGCTTCGTTCCCGAACGTGAGTGTTTTAACTATCTCACTTGGATTATTGTATTCCATTAAATTTGATTTGATTATATTTTACTTAAATGTTTTTACTACTTTTGGTCCTTTAAGAAATTCAACTCTTTTTGAATAGTAAGCAACAGTTTCGTCTATTGCTTTTTCAGCTTCTTTTAAATCTTCTCTCCGGGTTACATCATTCCATACATCTGAATTTTTTAAATCCTGATATTCTGTTTGATAATATCCATTAATTAGTTCAACAATGCGCCAATTTTTTTTATTAGCTATGTGTTTCCAAAGATTTATTAAATCTTTAGTAGGTGTTGGGTGACTACTCCAAGAATTAGTCTGGTAAAATGTTGTCATTGGTTTTGGTTTTAATTTGACAATTGGTTTTCTGTAATAAACAGGTTATGGTTTTATTATTACGTATTATTCTTCTTCGTTAACTTCTTCTTCTGTGGGCGGCACCGGTGGTTGAGGATTTTGCCAAGTGAAATACAAATCTTCATTTACAGGTGTAATTTGAGATTCTATATTTGCAGCTATACTAGCTTGCATCGCAGGCACATCTAATGA